TTTATGAAAGATACACAGATGCTAGAAATGTATAGTATACTCATACCATTCATCTTTTACCATTGGTCTGTGAATGATGACACGTGTGCTTTGACACAGATGGAAATGTATGTCACGGGTAACTCGAAAGAAGAAACATTCTTTGGTCGAATCATGGGACCCATATATAAGATGGATGACACTGATGCAAATAATCTTTTGAAGACGTTGATGTTTGGTCTCTGGTTGTTCGTTCAGTATAGGCTTGGTCGTATAGATTTAGCCTAAGTCACATCAATTCGTATATAAATTAAACACAAAATATGCCTTCTTACGCTCCAGTTTACGATTACCGTTGGGGATCCGGAACCAAAATGGTTACCGAGAGGTCTATACTGACCAGCTCTAAGAAGTTCCTAATCGTAAACGGAAGAAAGATTGAAATTAACCACGTTCCTAAAATTGGTGACCACGGGATTCACGGGGGTGTGTTGCAAATTATGCGTGGTGAACGAGTCATCAACTATCACTAGATAAAAATTAGATGCTATTATAATTTAATGGACTATAAAGAACCAAAAAAACGTGTGACTAAAAATGACAAAAAACATAGTAAACAAGTGTATTCACAGAAACATGTACGAATAATACAAGATATGTTATTAAAATCTAAGTCTACTAATAATGAACGCAAAGACTAAACACACGGCGATGTTAATGACTATCTTCGTTTTACTGTTGATACTCTTGTACATACTCACGAAGCCTCAGCCCGTCAGACGTATACACACACGCGAGCGCGTCGCCGTACCAGTTCAAATTCCCGTAGAGCGTGAATTTAGAGCGCCACCAATCAAGGAGTATAAACCACAACACGTCCAACAGATGGGAGTATTACTCGGTGAGAACAACGAGACACTGCCATTGTACGGCAAGGAAGTGCGTGGACGACGCGATAGATATCATTACTACACGGTGACACCAGGTGATCAGATGTATTCTCTTCCAGTGAGTTTGGGTGAAAGAGATTGCATGGATGATATTGGGTGTCAAGAAATTTACGGTAATGAGACTATAAATATATTAGGACAATCGGGTGATTATTCCGCGAAATTGTATCGAACAGATAACTTTTTCTAATCAGTCTTCTCCTCTGGTTTGGATTTGGGTAGCATACTCAGTGCCCTGTGGTACGTATCGTACGTCACGAGGAACGAGAGAGCTATACATGTCGCCAATGAAGCATAACCAACCGGTTTCATTGGTATTGGAACCCACCATCCTATGAATTTTTTGCGCATCATGTTCGATATCATGATGCAACAACAAAGTATAGATAATGCGGACATGGAATAGTGTTTATTTTTATCAAATGGAACCGTTGGACTCCACGCGTCTTGTCCGGGAAATACTTTTATACCGAGTACATTTAATAGAGGAAGAATCAAAGCTGGTAACATCTATTGTTTACATATATTTTATATTTAGTCCGAAGCGCATTTTCATAAAGCGCATTGCGTCACGTAGGTCTGGTTCACTCCATAGAAGCCACCTGGACCAAAAACCCGCAGTCTTCAAACCCGAGATTCCCCAATCCTCGAGTTTGCTCTTAGTTACTCTCAACATTCTCTCGTGTACCTTTTGTGGATCACTAAACTTGCGCGTGTCGCCACCACCATGTCGTAGTACATAGAGACGCATACGCATGGGGTCTTTGTGTATGGTATAGTCTGTGTATCCCTTACCACCAAAGTCCACGTAGTCACCGTCCGGGAAGGTCACTCTGTACTTTTTATCACGGATTGGACTTTTTTTGAGGATGACCCTCATTATTATTTACACCCGAAAATTTTTTAAAATTTTATATTTCTGATACACGTTTATATAGTATTTCAAACCAAATGACGGAGATAACCGCGAAGTAACACCATGTTTTTTCATTTTTAAAAACACAAAAAACTTTTTTTATTTTTTTCTTTTCTTTTCAAAGAAGAAAGCATTCAAAAAAATAATTTTTTTTATTTTTAATTTTGAGAAGATTTACACGGAGTAAAATGCAAATAGGTATCAGTTAGACATACCATCTATATAACATCGTCAATTGGTTTAAAATAGATATACTAATTTTTTTATATTCTAAGTTTTTTGGTACTTTTTCATTTTTAAAAACACAAAAAACTTTTTTTATTTTTTTCTTTTCTTTTCAAAGAAGAAAGCATTCAAAAAAATAATTTTTTTTATTTTTAATTTTCTAAAATGACGAGATTTTTCAGTGTTGGTAAGAAATAGGCTTACTCGTCATTTAACAGACCACTGAACAAATTCAATATATCTGAGAAATAGTCGAACGACGCGCCCACAAAATTACCTTCATAGTTTCTACTCAGTATGTTATTCGTATCGTATACAACGAAGAGTGCAAACAGAGCCACAATGATTCTTGAGTATCTTTCACCCGTGAAAAATCTTACCAATATGAGACCAATGAGAGCAAAGAACAATATTGAACCAAGGACACGGAGATCATAACCAAGTGTGTACGTCGCAACACCGAGGGCGAACATACCAATAAAAATCGTCACTGCATCCACGAGTGCATCCTTCACGTCTCGTTTACCCCGTAGACCCATGAACATACCTGCGAGAGCTGACATGCCCGTGAAAAGCATGAACCGCGTGATTATATTTTTAGTGAAAAGGAACATGAGCAAACCTACAAACCACGCGACGAGGTATGTGAGTGCATTGCGTGCAAACGCCTCGCTCATTCGTTTATCTTCTATGATCGCTTTCGCAAACGCATACATGATGATGCATTGAAAAATTAGATTTGCGAAAACCTTCGATAGGAACATTCTATTAATATACACATTTAAATTATTTTTTCAAGAGAGCGTAGTGGTGATACAAGTGGATACCATTGATGTACAAACCAATGGCGAGTGGTATGAGAAGACCTGGACGCTTTTTGTACACGGCTGGAAGTGCCATGGTCACGGCGAGAAGTACCATGGAGAAATAGATGACTGGTGGCGCGATCAGCCCAGTTTGTGTTCGAGTGAGACCCATGAAAAATCGTTTGTCGAGTGTGTCGACTTCTTCAGTTGGTTCTGGTGCGTAGTATTCCTTTCCTTTATAACCTGGCATTTATTATAAATGGAGAAAATAATGAAATGCGTTATACTTCCTCTCGTGTTCATAGCTTTCGACTACTTTAAAAACCCTATAGATCGCCTGTATTTTCACAAACCACTCAGACCATTTGTCGGTATACGTAACACTCTGGTAGATGCATTATTTTATAGACCATTTTATTACTCGAGTGATTTCTGTGGGCTAGACATACTCAAACTCTATTACAGAGAACTGAGAGATGCAGTATTGTCTAAAGTGAACACTCTCGAGAAACACTATTTTCATGATGACGATGCATGGTTCGAAAAGAACGAAAATTACTATTACTACAAATTATCAGACGTCCCGGAGATAAAGAAACGTGTGGAAATGATTCCGTGTGTCGCGGGTGGTATGATAGCTGTCATGGACGGACCCATCACTATACCACCCCATCGCGCTGAGCATAATTTATATCTCCGTTACCATCTCACACTCGAGGGTACGAGTACACTTGACACAGAATTCATGACACACGAACATAAGGCGGGGGATGATTTTGTTTTCGATCACGCGAGGTATCATAAAGTTGAAAAGACCACGAGTGATAGAAGAGTTGTACTCATATTGGATATCAGAAGGTTCTAAACTATTAAGTGTGTTCTACACACGGCTTCGTACGATTCATTTCCACCCACGAGCTCAAGTTCATTCGTATCGACTAAACGTCTCGTGAATGGACCCTTTGTGCCATCTCTACAACGCATACACAATGCGGATAATTTGGTGACTCTGTCTGCCATGGGTATACAGTCTACGATATCCCCAAATTTTTGTTGTTTATAGTCTGCGTCGAGACCTGCCAATAAAACCTTCTTTTTGAGAAATAGACACATGCCCACAAAATCTTTGAGATTCGAGAAGAATTGGGCTTCATCGATGGCGACTACATCGGAATCACAAAATTCTTTACTTAGTAAACATTCGGAAACGTGTTCTACTTTGATACACTCAAACGTCACTCCGTCGTGTGTATGAAGGACATCACGATTATTCCTAGTATCTTTTACAGAGTTGACGACAACTATTTTATCATATAGAAGTCTGTACCTCTTGAGACGGCGGATTAACTCCGACGTCTTACCAGAGAACATATTACCCGTGATAATCTCGAGACTCATCTTATACGATATTAGTGTGTTATTTTTAACTAAGTCAACGCAGATAATGTTTAATTTAAACATGCTTCACAAAGCTTCTTATAAGGAACTACGCGGTCATTACTGTGTGGTGACCGGTAAATTGAGATTTGGTGATAAGGTATTCCAGAACATTGACGACGTGATTAATTTTTTCGGTAAATAAAGTATGACCAAGATCATCACGGCGAATTTTTTAATATGGAAATCCATGGATCTGCATACTGATTCCAGGACGAAACGCCCCGATAAATATGTATCAAAACAAGAATTGAAATACAAAAACAAGTGTCCAGTGTGTAGAGATAAATGTAAAATTTATAACCCAAGGTTGGATACATATATTAAATGTCGTCGATGTGAAGGGTGTACGATAAACGTCGTGTCTAAAGACTATGACTGGTTAGATTAAAGTATGGGTAATAATTAAGATGACCCTCACAGATCAGGAAATATCTAAGAAGATTCGCGAACTGCGAAAAACGAAGGGTCCTATGTATGCACCCCTTAAATATTTCAGAGGGCTCAAGACACTCAAAGATATAGAGACGCGATATGTAAAAATGAAGAAAAAAACATACACTAAATTTTCGACCGATAAAGACGTAAAAACTCGAACATCTTCATACACGAAACGATTCCGCGAAAAGTATCCCAATGCGAAGTCCCTTCCCGAAATATCCAAGGTGACGAAGATACCATTAAAAACCCTGCGAACCGTGTATGATAGAGGACTCGCTGCGTGGAGAACCGGACACCGACCGGGTGCTTCTCCACAGGCGTGGGCATATGCGAGAGTGCATAGTTTTGTGATGAAAGGGAAGACGTATTACACAGCGGATAAAGATTTGAGATGATTTTCCATGTATGAAATCAATCCATCTATCCCCCCGATGCTGGGGGAGACGTATTCATTTAAGTAGTCCTCGCCACTGATAAGGATACTCCTGTACTTGTTACCTTTTGAAATTCTAGCTCGTCTAAAGAACTGTATCAACAGGGGTTTAACTCTAGGCTCTTTGACAGTTGCTTCCTGTAACCGCTCTATGCTTTTCCTCAGGCTTGCGTCATTTGTAGTCCTCTCATCGATCTTCACCTCGTACAATATTTTTGTACCATCTTCCCTTACCTGTTCGCCATCAAGACTCGTTTCGTGACCCTCCCTATAGTTCGTGTGATTTTTGAGGTTTCCTATACATGCTTGAACGAAATATCCAAGCTTCATCTCCATTTGCTTTTTGAGACCGGGATCTTTTAACCACTGTTTGTAATTTTCGTGTCTGCCATACAATAGTTCCATCATTCGCATGTATTGATCGGTTTTACATTTTGGTTTTTTTTCTGGTGGCACTCCCCACTGTACCACTAACTCCTTTACCACTTCACCGGGTAATAAGAAATTTTCGCTCATCTTGACTTAAACATTCTACTTTTAAATTCTTTAGATGAGTTTGGATAATACGTCTACTATGTTTTTGCCGATGTGATACGCTAACTTAACTGGAACTGCATTTCCAATTTGCTTGTATTGTGAATTTAAGGATCCTTCGAATACGTAGTCATCTGGAAAACTTTGAATTCTTGCATATTCTCTTATATTTAACGGTCTTAATTCAGTTGGATGACATCTTTCGGTTTGTTTTTGTTGGGGCGAACATAATAATGTCAATGATGGTTCGGACATGGATAAACGTTTTGCTATTCCTCTTTTTCCTCCACCGGAAAAGTAACTTTTACCTAAGTATTGCTTTTGTATATCTTCGGGTAAATTTACCCAACAACCACCTTCGGGTACAAGCCTGAAAATATCTTTCTTCTTTTCCGAGTATTCTGCACCGATACTTTCCGGTACATCTGTAAGTATATCACGTAAAACTGGTTTATATTCCAATTCTTCTGGAAAATTATATTCTATATTTAGTTCTTTTAATAGTCCAATGATAATTAATCTTTCTCTTTTTTGAGCTACACCATAGTTATTAGCATTTAGAACTTTGTATTTGATATCATAAAGATCATCGCATTTCAATATTTCTAAAATTTCTCTAAAGGCTTGCCCTCCATTTAAATTTGTCATACCCTTTACGTTTTCAACGACAAAAACTTTTGGAAGTATAGTTTTTACATGATCTCTGAATGTATAAACTAACTGTCCCCTCGAATCGCTTGCACCCTGCCTTTTACCCGCCATAGACCAAGATTGACAGGGTATACCCCCACATAATACATCAATTTTGTTACGGTATTTTTCCAAATTAATGACTTTCATATCAATACACTCAACGTTGACACCTTCGTGATTTTTTTTAAGAGTTTTACATGAATCTTTATCGTTATCGATAAGTAATTCTGGTGTCATACCTGCATTCATAAAACCCAGTGACATACCACCGGCACCCGCGCAAACTTCTATGAATTTGGTCATATATACATA